TCCTTGGTGACGGTGCAGGCGCTGGTGACGCCGCCAGCGGTGTAGCCGGTGCCACTCACTTCATTCGTGACGGCAGAGCGCTTGAGATCAGTGTCTTTGTTCGGACTGTAGGCCGATGAGACCAGCAAGACCTTAAAGGTATCGGTGTCGAGGTCGATGGCACCACGGGCCATGTCATCAACGAATGAGTTGTAGATCAGGCTGGCCATAGTTGATGCTCAGATGGATTCATTCTGCCGAGATGGCAGGCGGCTGCGGCCAGGTGATGTCAAACGGGTTGGGCGCATCGGCCAAGTCGCGCAGGGCCTGGCGGTAGGCGGCCCAGACGTCACGATCAGCGCCGAGGTCGTAGTCAGCAATCTGCGTCCAGTCGCTTGCCTTGAGCAGCTCGATGCGCTGATCGCGGACCTTGGCGTGCTGCATTTGCAGCTCGTTGAAGCTGTAGGGGCGCACCACAAAGGCGCTGCCGTCCCAGTCGATCGTCTCCAGCTTCGGGTTGCACTCGGGGCGCTCGTAAGGGCCGCTGTAACCGGCACGCTCCAGCTCGTCAGGCGTGAAGGTGCTGTTGTCGGTGCGGGTGCTGCCGTCCGCAAAGCGGATGCGGTGCGGCAGGGGTGCTGGGGTGGTGGTGTTGTGGGAGTAGAGCATCAGCCGTTCGGGAATGCTGCTGTAGGCGGTGTGAAGTTGGCGGTGTAGCGGGCTACGCCTTTAGTAATGCGGTAATCGTCAACATAGCCTGTAAAATCATAAGCAGTCGCTGAATTATGATACCTGCCGATGTATAATTGATTGTTGTTGTCTTTGTCTAGATCGGCGTTAGTTACTGTTTGGGTGGAGCCCACACCATTAACGTACGCTCCCAGTACGGCACCGCTTCTGGCTGCCGCTATGTGCGTCCACTGGTTTGTGTTTATTGTTGTCGCAAATGTGCCATAATTACTCGAAACATTAGCGTCAAATCCAAAATAAATAGCAGAAGATTCTAATTGCACAAACCACGAATTGAGCCCTGATGCGTATTTGCTAAATAAGAATGGGTAGTTTGCAAAGCTGGAAACGTAAACCCACGCTTCGATTGTAAAAGGCTGTGTTCCAAAATCTAAAATCGCGGTGTCTGCAATCGTCAGAAAGTCTCCAGTGCCATCGAATAGTCCGCTTGCGCCGCCAAACTTGCTTTGTGCAGTGCTGATCTGTGTATTGCCGTTGGCGGTAACAGTCAGTACATTGCTGCTGCTATCGGTGAATGTTGTGCTGCCGTTGCTGCCATCCATGTGCAGGAGTAGCGACACGTTGTCCCAATACGAATCCGAACCCGCAATGATTGCGCGTTCATTCGGAAACCACAACCCTGGCGTTGTGGGCTCCTGCTTGCGCTTCTTGCCCATCAAACCGCCGTTGAAACCGAGCATCAGCTGATGTCCTCGTAGGAGATGACCAGTTCCAGGTCGCCAGCGGCGCTGGCCTGTGCGCGGAGGCTGTGACCTTCCTCCAGGTAGATGTAAGCCTCGCGGGTGACCAGTACCTGCGTGGCATCAGCTGGCACGGTGATGGTCTTGCCAATGGCAAAGCCGGTGGTGCCGTTGTAGTGCTCCAGGCTGATGTCAGCCGCTGCGGTACCGTCCACGTTGGCGCAGTACACCGAGTTGATTTTCAGCACTTTGCCGCTGCTGGCGCCATTGCTCAGCGCCGCAGCCATTGAGGTTGTCACCGCGTATCCCACGGTCTTGCCGGTGACCGTCGTGACCGAGCTGCCTGATTTGATGTTGGGAGCTGCCATGAATCAGTCCCAGACGGTGTAGGGGTCTTCATCCCAGTATAGGAATGACGCGAAGTCATAAGTGCTTACGTCGGCAATCACAGAAGCTGCGCCACCTGCCAAGGTGATCGTAATGCTCTGCTGCAGGCCGTTGGTGGTCACAGCAGCTCCAGGTGCCAGCGTGATGATTACTGCCAGCTCAATGCCGCTGGCAAATGCGCCATCAGGCGGCACGGTTTCAAGCGCCAGCTCGACGTTATAGCGCCCGCAGTAGACGTCATCCACGGATGGCGGGTCCGTGTAGCGCCAGCGGTAACTGGTCAGTTCGTAGTCGCTGATGGTGGTGACGCCGCTCCAGATGCTGGATGGCAGCGTGAAGCTTTCAAAGCTGCCGAACTGGCCTTGATAGTGGCTGAGGATGCTGAGCATGTCAGCTTCAGCCAGGGCGATAAAGCTCAGTCGCACTGAGCTGCTGAGCATCACATTGCTATGACGCACGCGATTCTGGAATCCGTTATACGTGTTGAACGGCGTGTGAGGGTATTCCCCTGGCGTAAATGCGCGGGTGGCGGGTGTCAGCGTGGGGAAGGTGGTCATGGTTAGTACGTGTACAGCACCGCATCTGTGCCAGGATCACGAATGTCAATGACACGCGAACCATTTGCACTTGATGTATTGCCACCAGTGAACTCAGCCTCGGCGCCCCCTTGGATGTAATCTGTAAATGCCAGGACCGTTGGTCCGCCTACAGACGTGTATCCATACCATAAATACCGCAAATCACCGCTATACAGGGTTGGCCCGACCCGCCATGCAGGCTGGTAATAGCTGGTTGCAGTAAAACTACCCCCTGCCGAACCACCTGCCGGATAGTTATACACATAGTTGACGCTGCTGTTGTATTTGTACGCTGTGCCACTTGGCGGGAAATTTGCTGGTGTAAACGGTCCGTAAATGATCGGTGCAGCGCTGCCACAGGTAACGCTGCCATAAATTGTGTTCCCTACATCGTTTTGTGTTGGCACAAATGTGTTGGTGATGTTGATAGTTCCAGTGCTGTCAAACCATGCGTAAATTGGCGCGGAGCTGCAAGTGTTAGGCAGTGTTGCGACGGCGCCTGGGCTTGCTCCAGCGCCGGTAACAGGATTGGCGACCGGAAGTGCTGTAGCTCCTGCATCTAATCCATCATCAGCGTTGCCGGTGTCGCCGGTCGGCGCCGAATCATCAAAGCCCAGCCCGCCGCCGCTTGGTGATAGCTCCAGTGGGTCATCACCGTCAGCAGCCGTGAACGACTCGGCAGGGATGGTGTTGTCGCTGCTAGAGTTCACATCACAGCTGACGCCGGTGCGGCCGCTTGGCAGGATGATGCCGGTGCCAACAGCAGCAACCACATCCAATGCGATCAGGCTGCGGCCTTGGTCGTCGATCGGGAAGTGTGTGGCCTCATAACTCACATCACCCGCCAGTGTCTTGGTGATCCGCTCCACTTGGTACAAGTAGTCATGCACTGAGTTGGCGTAGGTGGTGTTGTCACGCGCCAGCTGCACGCGGATGATGTCGCCAGCGCTGATGAGCGTGTTGTGCTCCTGCGGCCGTGCTGCAAACCGGATGGTGTGCGTGGTGTAGAGCCGCTTGGCCAGGATGTAGGCGCCAACCTTGACGGCGTGATCCTCGCTGGTGCAGAACGTCGAAAGGTCGTGCGACTCATACGGCCCGGTTTCTGCCGTGCCGCTGTAACGCACCTCAGCGGTGCGGATGATGCCAATGTCGCTCTCTAACTGCTGGCGCCAGATCACCTGCACCACGAACGGCTGCCGGTCGGCCAGTGACAGATAGTTGATTTCCAGCGTGCCAGGCAGCACCGTGTCTTCAGTAAAGGTGTACTCAGCCGTGATCGCCGTGGTCTTGATGGCGCCGCCGCCAGTCACCGGCAGCAGTGGCCGCAGTCCGCGTTTGCCGCCTGCGCTGCTCTCGGCCAGCAAGAAATAGGGCGCCAGCCTGGCGGCCAGGTCTGAGTAATTGGTGCTTTCGCGGATCTCGATGTTGCAGGTGAAACCGTTCACCTCGAGGAACGTGGCTGCTGCCAGCAGTGCGGTGTTGTCTATCATCGCCGCCGGCACCCTGCTGGTATTGACCAGCAGCCACTTCACCAGGTCTGCGAAGTTGTCGCTGGGGCCGGTCACGCTGTCGTAGATCCGGGTGACGGCCATGCCACCACGGATGAACAGATGCACCTGGCGGTTGTACTGATCGAAGCCGTCCGGGATGGTGACGTTGAAGCTGAGCGTGCTGATGCCCGGATAGCTGCCGACTGTGCCGCAGAAGAACGGCGCCTCGGGCAGATCCTTACCGGCACGCTGTACCAGGAAGTTGCCGGGCGCCCAGGTGCCGGCCCTGCGGTTGTAGGTCTGCGTGTGAGCGCCAACGCGGCAAGCACGCTGGAAGACATCCTTCACCGGGATGCTGTCGAGCTGGCCCTCGCTCAGCACCAGCATGTAGTACGCGGTGACGTTGTTGCTGGCGTCATTCTCAAAGCGTGCTTCGGTGGCGCCGGGACTGATCAGGATGCCGCCTTTGCTGTTGCGGAATCGGGCGAACACGATCGGCACCGGCTCGCCAATCTGCGCGAACCGCTGCGGGCGATCCAGCTCTGTGGTGCCCTGCGCGGCGGTTGCATCAGCGGGTGCGTTGATCTGACCGGCCTGGATGGCCAGCAGTGCCAGTGGATCGCTGGAGGAGAGAAAGCTCACTGCCTGATGCCCTGCCCCATGATCGCCAATGTCAACCGGCGCGGTGGCACTTGTGCTCCAACGGGAGACAATGCCGAGCCGAGTTGTATGGTCAGGCTAGTCAATCCGCCATTGCCGCCAACCACTTGGCCGGTGTACGCAGCCACCAGCTCCTGCCCAGCTTGCGGTGTGTTGTTGTTGATGGTGGAATCGAACTGGTAGATGCTGAGATCCACCAGGCGGCCATCGCTGATGGCAGCGAGGAACGCATCCAACACCAGGCCAGTTGCTGCAGCGGTGACGGAAACTGACTGCTCAGTGCCACTGCTGCCGGCAGTAATGCCATCAGCAATGAACGGCACATAGTTCCAGCTGGCGCCGGACCATGTGACGCTGGTGTTGGCGTAATAGCTCTGCCACCGCTGATAGGTGGTACCACCGGCGTCATAGATGCGGAGGTATTGGCTTTGTGCTCTCATCAGGCCATGCCCAGCGCGATGCGTGCTGATGGCGTGCGCAACCGGCCGATCACGCCTTCAGCGGTCAGCCGCATGGCGCGTTCCATGTCGGTCACCGTGACATAGCGCTGGCCGTCGAACTCCATGACCGGGCCGGTAGTTACGTTGATCGTAGTGCTGCCACCCGCCGATCCGGTAGGCGTTGCTGCGACTGCGGACGCCCCGCGCACTCCAGACAGGTAATTTGACACAAATCCTGCCGCTTTAGATTCAGGCACGATGTACTCGGATTCGCCAGCTTCACCGATGAGACCAAGTGTCGGGCGGCTTACGAAGCCACCTTGGGCAAAGCGCTTGACCGGGGTCTTTCCTCTGACTGTCGATGTTGTAGCTTGCCCTCTTAAATTGTTCAGTCGTTCTTGTGCATCAGCTGCTTCTCTGATTTTGGTGGCAGCCACTTCAGCGTTGGTAGCTACCCTGATGAAATTACCTGCGGATTTATCGCTATTGATGGCAATACTACTCGTAGCCTGAGCCATAAACTGCGATGACGAATAAGCGTTCGCCAGGCTTTGAGACACCGCTAGCGCTGAGGCTTGCGTTAAGCCAATTTCACCGCTGACTAGCTTCTGCTCTAGCGCGGTTTGAGCGGTAAGGATCTTCGCATTGTATTGCGCCTCTGCTGTGATTGCCTGATACCTGACTAGCTCTTTATTCGCCGCAACTTGATCGGCAGTAGAGTCTATGACCGCATTTTGCGCTTGCAGTGCTTCCCCTAGCTTCTGGCGTTTGGCGGCCTCTTCCTCGACGTTCTTTGCTTTCAGGATCTGAAGGAATCCTTCTGCGCGGATCTCATCGTATTTAAGCCTAGCAGATTGAAGCTGCAGCTCGCCTTTGATTTTCTCCAGGCGAATGTTGTCTAGTGCTTGGCGGTACTCGATAACCGCAGCTTGCGCTTGTTGATTGAATATCGCAACTGCAATGTTGAATCGTTGCTGCGCAGTTTTGGCAAACTGGTACTCACGCTCCAGTTGAACCCCTCTGAGATCATTGATTGCTTTTTCTGCCGCAAATCTTGCCGATGTAACGCTGGCGCCCCTTTCAAGAGATGCAACGTGCGCATCGAGTGAAGTCTGCTGAGCACGCAGATTATTCAGCACGCTATTGGTAGCTGCAATCAGTCCTTTATTCTTTTCGGCTGCTGCCTCGATCTTGGGCGGCATCGAGCTATAGGCATTAACAGTTTGCGCGACTTGATTGCGTGCCTTAGCTTGCTTGGCAGTGAATGTATCTACTGCATTGTTGGTGACACCCATCTTTTCAAGTAGCTTTGCCGCTTGTTCAGCAAAGAACTTAAAGACCGGATTGTTTGAAAGCTCAAGGAACTTGCGGACAATGAACGCAGTAATAGGTGACAATACCCTGACTACACCGATGATCCTATTCAGCGCCAGGATGATTGATCCTTGCAGGTATCCAAGGATGGTGCTCCATGGGATCGCTGTCCATAGCTTCCTGAACTCATTAATGGCTGGCTTGAGCGCCTTAAGCAGCCTAGGAAACACTTGCGTTCCAAGGTATCCCCACCATTCGGACAGCTTCTCACCGATGACAGCCAAGCCTTGCGCGCCAGCCACAACAACCGGCGCAAATACATTGCCTATCTGAGCTTTTAACTGATCTGTAACTTGGGCCAGCTTGCCCATGGTGCGCTGCTGATCCGTCAATTTTGCATTCAAGTCACCTGAACCCTGCGCGGCAGTTGCTAATGCTCTGTAGAGGACATCGCTCGTGATCTTGCCTTCCTGGGCCATCTGCTGCAACTCGCCACGCGAGCGGCCTGTTGACTGAGCGATCAGATCAAGCAACTGAGGCATGCGCTCAGAAACACTGACAAATTCATCGCCATTTAACTTGCCTTTGCCTAGTGCTTGACTGAGCTGAAAGAAGACGCCAGCAGCATCAGCGCCGCTGATCCCAGACTGCTTGGCGGCTACATTAAATCCTTCGTAGATCTGGGTAGTCTCTTTGAGGCCAAAGCCAACACCTTTTAATCGGCCATAGACATCGGCCAATGCCACCGTGGCTTCTGTCTGCGAAATGCCAAACTTGGCTGATGCTCCAGCTGCAGATGCAATCGCAGCGTTGAACTCACCAGTTGATGATGTGAGATTGCGCAATCTCTGCTCAGCGCCGCCGCGCTCAAATGCCGTTGATACGCTCTGGCGCAGTACCTCCATTGTTGTAGCCGCAATGGCAAGCTGCGGGATCATCCCTGCGATAGCGCTGGTAAGACCGCCTACCTTCTGCGTGGCACCCGGCACATTGCCGAAAGTGCCATTCATGGCTTCTACCTTGCGCTTGATCTCGTCAAGGATCGTCTTGGCTTGCTTGCCATCGACATTGATGGCGATATTGGCAACTACAGACATGGCCGACAACCTCGCATGAGGCCAGTCTACCTGCGGCGACTCTTTCTAGCCGCTTCCTCTTGCTCTTGCGTTTCGATCTCAAATAGAGCTGCCCAGATCTGCAGCTCTTCCTTCGTAATGCGCTGGCTCAATTCGCTGAGTGTATAGCCCAGCTCACGAGCCAGACGAAGCATGAGCCTTAGATACAAGTCACGCTTTAACTCAGTCGCTACTTTCCCGCTTCTGCCTCGGTTACATCGTTCTTGTCTGTGATGACAGCCAGCATCATGATCTGCAAGTCTTCATCACGCACCTCATTCTTCAGTTCAGCGATTTCGCCGGGTCTGAACAACGGCTGACCGGCATCATCTTTTGCCTTCTGAATCAGCAGCTGCAGCGCAAAGGCAATCGCCTCGTCACTTCCAGCATCCTTCTGAGCCTTCTCCCTCTCGGCCATCGTAAGGGGAGTGCAGTAAAACTCAAACTCACTGCCATCGCTCAGCGTGACGACTTTCTTGATGGGGACTAGGTGAGCAGCTTTCTTGAGCCGATCAAGTGCGCGAGCCATGTGATTACGCTATACGATTGGATTGTAGGCATGGAAAAGCCCTGGTACAAGACCAGGGCTTCTGTGTCTGCGTGATCAGCTCTTGACCAGATCAAACGTAGGCGCGTCGCTCGGGCGGAACGACACCTCGATTGACTGGCCGTCGTCAGGGTTGACCGTGAAGTTGGCAGCCGTCAGGATGACGGGCACCGTGATCGAACGGCTGAGCGTATCGCTGACGCTGCCGCCGCTCACCACGCGATCGATGTACAGCTTCATCGTGGCGCCCTCCTGCTCCCGTTGGAGCACATCAGCAACCAAGCGGCTGGCGATGCTGGTGTCTTCGCTGGTGGTGTAGATGGTGGCCGAGCCTGAACCATCAGCAAAACCGCTGATATACCGGCGGAATGGCACGGTCTGACCAGCGGCCTGGCCGATGGTGGTGACGTCGATCTCTTCGCGGGTCACTTCAAACGACCACTCGCGCACCTCGGCTACCGCCACGAAGCTGTCGTATGCCACCTGAAAGATGTTTGGCGTTACAGCTGCGCCATCATCGGTGATCGCCACAGTAGAGCCGCCAAGCGTGGCAGATACTTGCATGGCACCAGTGCTGGCGGTGTAGCTGATGACGTAGTAGGTGGTAGCTGCAGAGATGCCGCCAGGCAGGGTGCCAGAGCCCGCAGCGCCAGTGTTGACGTTAATCACACTGAACTGCACCGGGTCGCCAACCTTGAAGCCAAGGAACGGCATGACAGTGATTACGTCAGTGGTGGCATTGACGCCAGATTCGGCAAACGTGGCAATAGTGCCAGCTGGCTTGTAATAGAGCGCCCCGGCTGTGCCGGACAGTACGGTGGCAGACATCAGTCAGCGGAAGAACTGCCGTCAGTCTACATACGCTTCAAACGTGATCGTAAGTTGCGTTTGGTAGTACGCTGCAGGCGCTGGTGGTGTGATCTGCGCCGGTCCTGATGCTGCGTCGAAGTGAATATCGCTGACCACTTGCCGGTCAAATAGATCTTTGATGCGCTCGGCAATCGTGAAGTTCGCAGCAGTGCCAGCGCCTAGCGGCGTAAACACATTGACCGTCAGCACGCCATTTTGCCGGTTGAAGCCAGTAGACGGGGCTAGCAGCGTGGCATAGGCGTTGTCGCCAAACCGAATGAACGCCTGCAGCCATGGTGTGTTGTTCGGCGGCGTAAATGGTACGTTCTGATAGTTGACCGGGTATATCGGTGCGGCAGCCATCTGCGTAGCAATGCGTCCTTCGATGGCAGCGCGGATGTCGTTATAGGTGCTAGTCATGACCCCTTGCCGATGCGTGCTGCCGCTGCCTGCACTCTAGTTTGTACATCCTTAGCGATACCTTGCACCCAGCCAGGATCCGCTTGTTTGCTGCTGCCACTCGCTAGCGGCTCTGCATATGGCAGGTTGTTGTGGACTGAGTAGATGTTGCCGACTTTCTCTTTTTGGTAGCCGAGGCGCTTAATTGCAGTTACACCTGAATAGCTGCCGGGTGGCGCAATGCCTCCAGGTGCTGCGTTCTGGCCTACCTGCCAGCTGGCGCGGAATCTGCCAGTGTCAACCGGGCTGGATTGCTTAAGCAGGCTGTCAGTCTCTAGCACCGCTGCACGCAGCAGCTTTTCCATTTGATCCTCGCAGTACCTGCCGATGTCTCGGGCTTGGATCGGGCGTGCCATTAGTCCCTCAGGATCAGCTCATAGGTGATGGCCGTGTTGTCCTGTTCGATGGTGCGTACCTCGATTATCTGCAGGCTGCGATTGCTGATGATGACGCGATCAGCGGTTGTAGGCACTGCTGCCGTGTCTGCTGCGGCAATGATCAGCCGCTTGTCGCCAGCTTCGATCAGGTCATTTACCTCGCGCAGCGCTACATCCTCTAGTACACCACGTAACGTGGTGTCCGTCGTTGTCTCAGCGGCAGTGCCGGTAGTTGTGTTGTACGCGCCAAGTGTTACGCGGCGAATCGTTGCTACACCGCCGAACTTTGCCATCAGCTTGCTGGCAACCTTGCGTAGCGGGCTAGCGAGTGTCATCAGAGCTTGTATGCGACGCAGTGGCCGTTCTGCAGCTTGATGCTGGTAAACACACCGTATAGCGTGGTTGCAGCGCTAAACGACTGGCCGGATAACGTGTTGCCGTCGTAGTTCTGAGCTACGATCGCATCAATCTGAGTGTTGGTTGTGAAGTGAATCGCGCCCCAGCGGCCTGTTCGTGTCGTGGTGTCACCGACAAAGGTTGCACCGATTGAATAATCAATGCCAAAGAAGTTAGGCTCGCTCATGGCTAGATCCTGTAGGCGGCGACTTTGCCGCTCGCCAGGGTGACGCTAGTGAACACGCCGTCGATAAAATCGCCAGCCATCAGTGGCACCGATGTAAACGCATTGCCCGTTGCGTTCTGCACCGTGGCAGTGCTGATCACGGCATCGGCAACAGCATAGAGTCTGTAAAACCTACCGGCATGGGCTGCCGTGTCGCTGATGTACTCAAAGCCAATGTTGTAGTCGTCCATGATCAGCTTCGGCGGATTGAAACGTTGCCTGGTCCACTGATTCTAAGCCCTGTTAGGTATCGCTCCATGATCGGCGGCACTTTGTCAGCACCAACGGCGCCATAGCCAAGGTTAGGCGTCACATCAAGGCTGCCGATCTTGACATTCTTGTAGTCTTCCAGTCCACTCAGGCCAATCCCGTCTGGATTGTTGTGCAGATACGTTGCCAGCACTACCTGCGCATACTGAATCTGAGCCGGGATCTCAGTATCTGTAAAGTAGTCCGTTGTGATGCGGAACGGAAACCCTACCGCGTAGGTATTGATATAGGTATCAGGCTTGCGCACGCCGGTGCGCGGCCACTGCAGCGCTTGCGTATCGGTCGCACGTGCGCCAAGGAACCGCTCGCGGTCTAGCCGTTGCGTCGCGGTAAACAATGCCCGGTTCTTCTGATCAGTGGTAGCCGATGCCCATGCCGTGACATCAGCATCCTGCACAAATCCATCAATGATCGCCTGCGCTGCTGCCAGCGTCAGGTAGCTGTTTGCGTCGGCCGCGCCTGGCGTGGCCACGATTGTGATTGCCATCGTCAGGCTCCGTTAGATCCAGTGTAGGAGTGGGCTCTGGCATAGAAAGAGAGGCCACCTCCGTAGAGGCAGCCTCGCGGTCACGCAGTCGCCGGAAAGCGAACAGCCCCATCAGACGCGCTTAAGCAGCACGGTCAGGATCACACCAGCCAAGGCGGTGGTGGTACCTGTCACGTCCAGCGACAGCCGGTTGCCAACTTCAAGGGTGAGGTCAGCAGTGGTGGCAGTCAAGGCAGGAGTCTGCTCGGTGAGAGCAGTGCCTTTGAAGTTGATGGTGGCGCTCAGCAGATCGTCGCCAGCGGTGGCGGCTTCAGTGCCTTGGCAACGACGAACGGTGCCGGTTACGGCGCTGCCATCGCTACCAGCAGTGGCGTGAACTTCACGCACTGCCACCACTTCACACTTAACGGGAGCAGTCCAGAATTGCACGTCGGCAATCGAGGATGCCCCGTAAAAAGTGGCTTCGAGATACTGCTCGGTGGACAGTTCAAACTGGGAAGGTTGTGCCATGGTTAGTTACCTCAATCGAAGTTGGAGGTGTTGGTAGCACGCACGATCCCAAGGTTCTTGAGTTCGTACACCCTCGACCAGTTGCCAACCGTTGACAGTTGAGCGCGGGTCGGGTTGGCGGTCGTGACGCCCCACTTAGCACCAACAGGGTGGTAGCAGTAGTGCAGGTCGATCGACATGGCATCGCTCTTGGCGAGGATGTCACGGTCGGTTTCGGTCTGCATTGCGAGCTGTTCGCCGGAGGCAACAGCACCCTGGGTGAAGAAGTAAGTGGCGTACTCGGTCGAGCTGCCGCTGCCTTCGGTCTGCACGTCGTCAGACACGATCACGCGCAGACCCATGTAGGTCGGCACGTTCACTTCGCCGCCAAATGCTGCAGCCATTGAACCGCCCGATTGGGTGGAGGTGGTGCCGCGTGCTTCAGCAGTGCTGACGTAATCGATTGCACGGCGCTCAACCAGGTCGTAGTAGACCTTGGAGTGCATGGCAACAGCGGCCAGCTTGTCGCCTTGATCGCCCAGCAGGCTGCGGGCTTCGGCTACGTGACGAGGGCTCAGCGTAGTCGGGGTGTCACCAGACTCGCCGTCGATGCTCAGACCAAAGAAGGCAGCAGACGAGCTGGTGGCGCCGAGGGTGCCGAACACGCCAGCAAGGCAGGACAGCAGATCTTTCTGACGTTGGTTGGCAACGTAGTCAGCGATCTTGGCGCCGATGGCGGCCATGGGATCGGCACCAGCAGCCAAGGCTGCCAGGTCGCGAGCCTCAAAGGCGCGGCCACGATGCAGGATGACGCCAACTTGCTTGTCAGCAGTGATCTTGCCGGGGCTCAGCGAAGTGCTATCGGTCAGCACTTCAAAGTCGCCAGACAGGTTGGCTTTCCAGAAGGGGACGTTGATAAAGTCACCACCCTCAGTTG